CCGTGTACGCACCGAAGTCCGCCGCCACCCAGGGCCACTTGAACCTCGGTAAACCCCACGTCGCTCGGGCCATCCACGAGTCCACCAACGCCCGAATCATCCGCACCGAAGTCACCCAGGACATGGTCATCGAGGAACTCAGGCGCATCGCATTCTCCGACCTCCGCGACCTGTTCACCTGGGACGAAGAGCGAGCCTGTTTCGTCCCATCCAGCGACCTCACCCCGGAGCAGGCCGCGGCGGTCTCCTGGGTGAAATCCAAAGCCCGGACCTCCACCGACGCCGGCGGAAGCATCGACCACTCGCTCGAACTGGAGCTCAAGACCTACGACAAGCTGGCTGCCCTGGATAAGCTCGGCAGGCATTTGGGGATGTTCTCCGAACGGTTGGAGCTCACCGGCCCAGGCGGAGCCCCTGTGGATGTGACCGTGACCCGGAAAATCGTCGACGTAGCCGCGGACGCGGATGGCGAGGGTTGACCTCGAAATCCCAACCCCGAGGTGGGCGCTCCCACTTCTCCCGCCGTCCCGCTACAAGGGCGCCAAAGGCGGAAGGTCATCTGGGAAGAGCCACCACTTCGCCGAGTCAGCCGTCGAGGAGATGGTCGTCGATCCAACCCTCCGATTCGTCTGCATCCGCGAAGTCCAGCGGTCCCTCAAATTCTCCGCCAAGAGCCTCATCGAGCACAAGATCCGCCACATGGGCGTCAGCCACCTCTTCGACCCCCTTTCCACGGAGATCCGGCGTAGGGGGGGTACGGGCGTGATGATCTTCGAGGGGATGCAGGACCACACGGCGGACTCCCTCAAGAGCCTGGAGGGATTCGGGCGAGCATGGGTGGAGGAGGCGCAGAATCTTTCCCAGCGGTCGCTCGATCTTCTCCTCCCCACCATTCGCGCCGACGGTTCGGAGATCTGGTTCTCCTGGAATCCCGAGTCCCCCACGGACCCGGTGGACAAATTCCTCGTGCAGGACCGGCCCACCAACGCCCAGGTCGTGCATGTCAACTGGCAGGACAACCCGTTCTGCCCGCAGACGGCGCGAGACGAGGCGCTCCGGATGCGCCGCCTCGACCCAGACACCTACGACCACATCTGGCTCGGCGGATATAACACCAGGTCCAACGCCCGGGTGCTCGCTGGCCGGTGGCGCGAAGATCAGTTCGAGCCGAGCCCCGCATGGGACGGGCCGTATTTTGGAGACGACTGGGGTTTCAGTAACGACCCGTTGGCCATCTCGAAGTGCTGGATAGGCGACAACCGCCTCTGGATCGAGTACGAGGCCGGCGGTGTCGGGATCGGCCTGGACGACATCCCCGATGTGTTCGAGACCATTCCCGGGGCCACAGAGCACACCCACCGGAGCGACCCGTCGCGCCCCGAGACCATCGCCTACCTGAGGGGCAAGGGCCTCAAAGTGGAGGCCGCCCCGTCTTGGTCCGGGTCGGTGAAAGACGGTGTGGAGTTCCTGCGGAAGTTCGAGGAGATCGTCATTCACTCCCGCTGCCGGAACACACTGGAGGAGGCCCGCCTTTGGTCCTACAAGACCGACCGCCTGACGGGCGATCCACTTCCCACCCTGGCCCCCGGCCATGACCACTGGTGGGACTCGGTCCGCTACGCCCTGTCCCCGCTGATTTTCCAGAGCCAGAAGAAACGAGTGAGGTTCAGATGAGCAGCAAGCCCACCGCCGAGGACCGTGTCATCGGGCTATTGGGCCAGCTCGTGACATGGGCGATTCTGTTCGGCATTACTGGCCTTGCGCTGGCGTTCTTCGCCTGGTCGTGGGGCCTCTTCTTCCGGGTGGTGGGATGACTGCCAGATACCGCTTCGTCTGCGTGCTCAAGGCCGGTAAGGACTACGGGCCCCTGTACGTGGCCCGCCTCTTTCGGGCCATCGAGCGGTGGCACCCGGGCGCTGAGTTCGTCTGCCTCTCCGACATTGAGATCCCACGGGTGTCCCTCTACCCGCTCGTCAGGAGCCTCCCCGGGTGGTGGTCCAAGATGGAAATGTACGGCCATCCGGCGCTGATGGACGGGGCGCTGAACATCTACCTCGACCTGGACACGGTGATCCTTGGCGACCTGACTCCACTCACCCGCTACACCGGGGACCTGGCCGTGCTTGCCGACCTCTACCGGCCCGAGCGGATGATCGGTACCGGAGTGGTCCTGTGGCGAGGTACTGCTATGCTCCCGGCCTGGGAGGCGTTCATTTTGGATCCGGATGAGATCATGCGCCAGCACGCCGTCCGGATGGACTACTTCCTCGCGCCGTTCTTCGGTGAGTGCGACAGAGTACAGGCCCTGTGGCCCGGCGCCGTGGTCTCCTACAAGCGCCACTGCCGCCGTCAGGGTGGGCCCCCGGAAGGGGCGAGGATCATGAACTTCCACGGCAAGCCCCGGCCCCGTGACCTTCCGGCTGATGATTGGGCGGCGGTAGCATGGAGGGGTCGCTTGGAGACTGAGGCCGATAATCTGGAGATGGCCGCATGACCGACGATCTCGTACTCGTCACCGGAGGCGCTGGGTTCATCGGCTCGCATGTCGCGGCCGCGCTCGCGATGGCCGGACGCCGGGTGGTGGTATGCGACCGGCTCCGCTCTGCGCCCAAGGCGCTGAACCTTGTCGGTACCAGGGTCGACGCCGTGGTCCACCCCGACGGCCTCGGGGAGTGGCTGGGTGCATATGGTGGCCGCCTGGACGCTATCGTCCACATGGGGGCGGTGAGTTCCACGGCGGCCGGTGACGCCGACCTCGTCATTCAGACGAACCTCACGCTCAGCCAGTCGCTTTGGACCTACGCCGCCGAGCGCGGAATCCGCTTCGTCTATGCCAGCTCTGCCGCCACCTATGGCGACGGGTCGGCTGGTTTCTGCGCCCGCATGGACCGGCTGGACGACCTGCGGCCCCGGGGGCTCTACGCTTGGTCCAAGCACCTCTTTGACCTCTGGGTGCGGGACCATGTGCATGGCAGGGTGGGTGCCCACCCACGCCAATGGGCCGGCCTCAAATTCTTCAACATCTACGGCCCCGGCGAGTGGCACAAAGACCAGCCGAGTCCGTTCTGTGGATGGGTACGCGACGGGCGGATCAGACTCCTTCACCACCCGGTCCCTGGCACCACAATGGCCCGGGACTTCGTCCACGTGGATGATGCGGTGGCCGTCGTGCTGTGGTTGCTGGCGAACCCCGGAGTCTCGGGGCTTTTCAACGTCGGCACTGGCAAGGCCGTGACATGGGAGGAGGCCGTGAGAATAGCCGTGGATCACTGGCCGGGCCCGGAGAAGCCAGTGGTGGAGGACGGACAGATTCCTTCTGCGTGGCTGCACCGCTACCAGGCGTTCACTCAAGCCGATTTGACGAGCCTCTGGGCGGCGGGGTACACGGGTACGTTCAGGACGGTGGAGGACGGGGTGCCTGGGTATTTGGCATGGATGGCTGAACAGGCGTTGGAGGTGGCGTGAAGGAGTATGTTTACTGGCTGGAGGAGGGGTTTTAATGGCCAAGGTAAGCGCTGGGTCGTGGACGGATTGGCTCGACATCGAGTGCGTTGGGCCCGAAAGGGATTTTTCCGTTTCCGGCCAGACGGTGGGGAGGGTGAGTAAGTTCTGGCCGCGACTCTACGGAAGCACGTGGGCGTCTCACCCCGTGTTCGTTGCCGATTTGTTCGGATGTGATGGCCTGACCGTAATCAACACATTCGCGGACGAGGCCGATGCCATGGCTGCGGTGGAGGGGCGTGTACGGGACCATGTCGTTCCCCTGAAGCACGGAGACCGTTTGGTCCTTGCTCGTAAGGGAAGCGGGATGGGCTCTTTCGAGGTTCTACCGATGAAAGGATCTCTTTACCTAGAGTTGAAGAGACTCCTGAACCGACCAGGTGGTGGATACCTGGCCTTTCAGATGGACCAACCTGACGGTGATATACTCATCCTATTCTCAGAGAAGGGGGAGACTCCCCAAAGGGTACAAAGGGTACAGAGGGTGGTATCCACCAAGATGGCCGAGTCCTCTCGGCTTGGTCCTGATGATGAGATCGCTAGGGCACTGGTGGCCATTGGATTGCAACTGGATAAGCTATGAAAGTGGTCCTCCCCCTCCGTGCCGAGTTCGGCCTGAAGCTCTGGTGGCACGTGCCCGCCGTCCATGCCATCGAGGGCCCGAAAGCCGTCTACATCGAGCCCGGCGAGGAAGCGCTCTACCCATCGGCCAGCGAATACGTCGTAGTCGAACGCCAGCGTGACGACCTCCGCCGCAACCGCTACGCCCGGGACCGGGATTTCGTGGCCTGGGCAGCGGATGACGCCAGGGAGCGGTTCGGTGAGGACGTGGAGCTTTTGAAGCCGTCGCCATCCTGGCCTCGTGAGCGTTTCGTCCCAAGGCCCTTTTCGCACTACGGCATTCAGTGCGACGTGGTGGTGGCCCCTCGGAAGCGCACCTACGGGGCGGAGAAGAACTGGCCGCACTGGGCTTTCCTGACAACGGCCCTGAAGGAATCCGGCCTCTCCGTCTTCGCTGGCGGTGCACCGGATTCGTCCTACGAAGTCGATTGCCCGAACGCCTGGGCACATGACCGCTTCCTCGACGCGACCCTCGAGGCCGTGCTCGCTTCCCGGCTGGTGGTGGCGACGGATGCTGGGCTCGCCCACTTGGCGGTGCTCTGTGGGAAGCCCCTGCTCATGATCACCCACGGCGAGGGCCTGACGGCGCCCGGATCGGTGGACGATGAGAATGGGCGGGCCATGGAGCCGGCATACGGGCCCGTGAAAATGGAACGCTACCACGAGGCGAATCACCAGGGCTCACCCATCACGCTCCTACACCATGCGTGGTCCGACCTGGGAGGGGTGGAGAGTGCGGTACTGGAGTGCTTCGGCATGACAAACGGGGCGCCGTCATGCGCCCAGGAGCGGGTGGCGTGAACGTCGTCTCCTTCTACACCGAGGGCGGAGGATCCAGCTACCAACTGGAGGCCAAAATCCTTCGGGATTCGCTGGACCGATTTGGTATTCCCCATGACATCCGTGCCGTCCAGGCCTGGGGCGACTGGTACGACCATACGGCCCACAAGGCGGACTTCATCGCCGAGATGCGCCGCACCATGACCGGGCCCCTGCTGTGGATCGACACCGACGCGGTGGTACATTCCGACCCGACGGCGTACTTCGAGATGCTGGCCGCCGAGTACTATGACTTCGGCGCCCACTACTTCAGCGGCCCAGCAAAGGGCTACGACCGGACCAAAGTGAGGGGTGAGGGTTGGCGGCTTCTGTCGGGCACGACCTTCTGGGGTGATACTCCAAAGGCCCACCAGTTGGCTGATGCGTGGGTGGCGTTGAATAGGACACTGAGGGGCGTTGGCATCCGTCAGGGCGGGGGCCAGAAAAACCTCTGGTACTTGACCACCTGCATGGCCAAGGAAGGGCTCCGGGTCGCCCGTTTGCCGGGCCGCTACTGCTACGTATTCGACAAGGCTTGGGCGTACCCGGAGGACGAGCCTCGGGTGATCGAGCACACCATCGCGTCCAGGGACCACCGTGCGATTCGGCGGGAGACCCGGGAGCGGAAGGCACGCATCGAGGAACTCCAACGGAGCGCCGCGTCATGAGCGAAGCGCAGGACCGGATTGACGAAGCCCTCCGGATTTCCGGTGGCTGGGCCGTCCTTCCCGACGCCAGGGGCGGCCACGTGGCCATCGCCCTGAACCTCGGGCTGAGAGTCAACGGAGATACGCCCAACGAGGCCAGGGACCGGCTGGTGGACGAGATCCTGAAAGGCGAGCAGGAGGTGGCGGCATGATCTGGCTTCCCCCGGAGCCAACGTGGAGCTGGCTCAGCGAGGCGGCCCGGATGTACGCACTCATGGTCGGTTCGGAGCTGAGCTTTGCCCAAGCCAACTACGGTGACGGTGAGTGGGGCTGTATTCTGGGCAGGAGCGGCACCAACTCCCAAGGTGAGACCTACAACCCCCGGCTCCGGGATGCGCTCCGCCGCACTCTCCTCCAGCCCACCGGACACTGGTGCGGGACCAACCCTGGTAAGCGTCTCAAGGACGAGGCTGAGGCTTGGGTGAAGGCGCACGGAGTGCTGGTGCCATGGCTGTTCAAGGAGACCCTCGCCGGCGCCAACGTCAACGGCCACCTGGCGCCATTCCTCCAGGCAGTGCGCACCCGGAAAACGGTCCTCGTGGGGCCCGCCCACCTTCGAGATCTCCCGGAAAACGTCATCGGACGCCACCATTTCATCCAGGTCCCCGACCGGACGGCGTGGGAGGTCTACGAAGACACCTGCGCCGAGGTGCTCAGCAGGGTGAGTCACGGATGCTTGGTCCTCTTCGCCTCCGGGATGGCCACCAACTTGAGCATCCACCACCTGTGGCCTGAACTCAAAGGCCAGGCCACCCTGCTCGACATCGGAGCGGTACTGGATCCCTACGTCGGCGTCCTGTCTCGCAAAGGCTACCGCAAGGAGTCATTTCAGCAGACCGGCATGGCGGCGAACCTCCGGGAGGCGGCCTGATGGCCTACAGGACCGAGTTTGGCGACTACGACCAGATGTACGGGCGTCTGCCTGTGGATGGCCTGACGGTCCTCGACATCGGAGCCGATTACGGCACCACAGCCGAGTACTTCCTCAGCCGTGGCGCCCGCGTGGTATTCGTCACCGAGAGGCGGCCCGAATGGAGGGCGGCGCTCGAAGAGAAGGCCAAGGCCGACGGCCGGATCCGGGTGGTGGACGACCTGACGCTCGAAAACGCCTGGACCATCCTGCTGGAAGCGAGCCCGGATGCGGTCAAGGTGGACTGCGAGCGGTGCGAGACGTTCCTGCTTTCGGTGCCCCCGGACCTGCTTGCCCGTCCCATGGCCTGGGTCATGGAGACCCACACCCGGGAGCTGTACGAGGAGTTCAAGTGGCTATTCCACAGCCTTGGGTACACGGTCGAGACCGTCGAGGAGTTTCCGAACAACCCTCCGGAACGGTGCGTGAAGGTCATACTGGCGACCCGGGAGGTGGTCCAGTGAAAGGCTTTATCCTTGCCCACGGCCGGAGCGGCACCATGTGGGTCGCATCCGCCCTGCGGGCCTGTACGGATCTGGACGCCCGACATGAGTCCATGGGCCATGACTTTGGGCCGGACTTTGGAGGCGTGGAGTCGAACGGGAATTTCTGGGCCCGGGCCCGGGAGATTCCAGAGCTTTATCCGGGCGCTGTGGTCATCCACCAGGTCCGGGACGGGCGGGACGTTGTCCGGAGCGTGATGACGAGGAAACAGCGGACGGGCCGCACCCTGGAACAGGCGTGCATCCGGTGGGTCAGGCGGAATGAGCAGTTGGCAGCAGACCTTAGGTACCTCTTCAAGCTGGAGAAGCTCCTGAGTTGCTGGGATGCAATCCGGGGCAGGGTAGTGAATGGCAGCCCAGCTCACACCTTCCCAGCCTACGAAGACTGGACATTTCAGGAGCAGTATCTCTTCTGGCAGATCTGCGGACCGACTATGGAGAAAATGGGCTACGGGGCGAGGAGGGAGCAATTCAGATGAAGAACGTCCTACTCTCAACCTCCACCGGATGGAATGCCGGTGATGACTGGATCCGTGACGGACTCCTTCGGGCGTTGGACCTGCGAAATGACCTGAACCTGCTGTACTGGAACAGGGGCTGGGGGATCGAGGACGCCTACGCCAACGCCCTGAACGTCAATCTGCCGATGGCCGACTACGTCATCATGGCCGGGACCCCGGAGTGGATCGACAAGAACGAGGCGCTCTACCGCCACTGTCTCCACCACGATAAGCCGATGGCGCTCCTGGGAGTCGGCAAGACCGGTGGGTACATTCCTGCGCGACACACGGCGCTGATGCGGAGGGTCGCGGAAAGCGGACTGGTGGAGGTGGCCATCGCCCGGGACGACATCGCCGCCTCACTGCTGGACGATTTCGGTATCGAGGCGTCCGTGCTTTGCGATCCCGCCGTCTTCATGCGGCCCCGAGGGAACTTTGGTGGGGGCAAGACCTTCGTGCTCGGGTACCGCGGGTGGGGCCAGACGGGGCCCGACGTACCCTACCAGCCCCGGGCCAAGGGGCCCGCCCACCGGACCGACGTTCTCTTGGCCGACGTATGGGCCTCGGAGGAAGGCCCCAAGATCGCCACCGTCCACGACAACCGGGAGATGGAGGCCGCCAGCGGGTTCTTTGGGCGCCGGAACGTGGTGCACAACTCCGACCCCTGGAAGTTGCTTGACCAGTACGCCGGGGCCCGGGAGTATTTCGGTTGCCGGATCCATGGGTTTGTGGCCGCCCTCATCCATGGAGCTCCCGCGCACCTGGTCTACCACACCAATAAGGCGGTGTGCGCGGAGGTCATCATTCAGCGCCTGGGCCTGGAGGAGTCTGCTGTGGTGAGCTACCTGACCCGCGAGGACAAGCCAATCGCCAGGAAGCCTATGGCTCCGATCAATCGGGAGCTGTTCCAGGAGGCGCTCACGAGGGAGCGGGAAGAGTGGCGGACGGTCGCCCGGACAGGTTCCTCCCTGCGGACCCTGATGCGGAATCCGGAGGGGGTGGGATGAGTGAGATTAAACCGGCGTTGACGAGGCTCGATGATGAGATCGAAAGCCTCTTGGCAGAGGGGTATCAGGGTGGCAATTCTCCTATTGAGCTTTACCGAAACGACATCCTGAAGGCGCTCGGGTTCACGAGAGCGGACGTGAAAGAGGGAGCAGAGGTGGTTGACTGCCTGCAAGCACTGGCAGTACTGGCTCAAGAACTCAAGATTCCTGGAATACCCTGGAAAAGGGTTTTGGCGCTGGCCTATCTGCAGGAAGGGAGAAACGCCCGCATCGCCGCCTTGCTTCCACCAGAGGCCCCTGAGAAGTGACGTACCCTGCCCGTGCCACCGAGCCCCGGTGGGGGATGGTGCTTGGAGGTGCGTCTTGCGTCTGGACGGACGTGGGGCGCCTGGAGGCCCTGGTCGGAGGCCCGTGGCCCGGCCTGATCCTGGCGACCAACACCGCAGGGGCCGATTGGCCCTACCGTCTGGACCACTGGGTGACGTTTCACCCTGAGAAGCTTCACGCGGCGGATCCCACGGACGGGTCCGGTGACTGGCTTCGGATCCGGCGTGAGCGAGGGTTTCCGGGTGGGTTCAAAACATGGGCCCGTCGGGCGCCGGATCTGGTGGACGAGGTGCTTGAACCCTGGGGCGGCGGCTCGTCCGGACACTTCGGGGTCCGGGTTTTCCACCATGTGGGCTGCACCCGGGTCGTCCTCTGCGGGGTGCCCATGACCGAGACGGGGCACTACCACCGAGAGCATGACGGAGCGCCGTGGAAGCACGCGGACCTCCACTGGAAAAGCTGGCTGAGGCACTACCATCGGATCGACGGATGGGTACGTTCAATGAGCGGGAGGACGGCTGATAAGCTTGGTCGTCCAGACATGCACTGGCTCCGTGAGACTCTGGATCGAGAGGCGGCATAATGAGCGGCAAAGTGAAGCACAAGGGCGGCGGCTACTACGACCTGCCGAACGGCCAGACCGTTCGCGGGCGTGTGGCTGCGGAGCGGGCGCTGGTCGCGGACGAGTTCCGCCGGGTCGTCCTTTCGGGGGCCGCCTTCAGGCAGGAGGTGGCCCGCCGTGCCGGTGTCGGGTTTGGTGGGGACCGCGACATCTATGCCACCGCCGGTTACGTCACCCAGGGCTCAGAGTCCTTCGAGCACTACTGGAACCTCTACGACCGGAACGAAATCGCGGGGCGCGTCATCGACATGGCCCCGAAGGCGACGTGGAAGACCCCTCCCGAGATTACCGAGGATGGCATGGATCCGGACCGGCCCACCGAGTTCGTGAGTGCCACGACCGACCTCGCCAAGCGCCTCCGGCTCTGGAGTCGCCTGGAAAGGGCCGACCGTCTGGCGCGCATCGGCCGGTACGGCGTCATTCTGATCGGCGTCCCGGGGGAGGACGGAGACCTGGCCAATGAGATGCCCAAACTCACGGGACCCGGTGACGTGCTCTTCCTGACGGCCTATCACGAGAAGGACGCGACGATTGAGAAGGTGGTGACCGATCCCGGCGATGAGCGGTATGGGCTGCCGCTCGTTTACGGGATCAAGGTCTCGGCCGCCGGGGGATCCGGGGGCACGGCCACAATTCGGGTGCATTGGAGCCGGGTCATTCACGTTGCCGAGGATCCGCTCGGTGACGACGTGTACGGAAGGCCGGTGCTGAAGCGGATCCTCAATCGGCTCTTCGACCTGGACAAGGTGACGGCATCTACGGCCGAGGCATTCTGGCAACTGGCCAGTCGAATCCTGGTGGGAAGCGTGGCGCGGGGCTCCACCATGACGGAGGC